ATGTCCTACGCGACCGCCGCCGACATCACCGAGCTCTACGGCCAGAACGCCCTGGTCGTGGCCGATCATGACCGCGACGGCGCGCCGGACATGGCGGCGGTGGACCGGGCGCTGATGATGGCCACGGGCGAGATGGAGACCTATCTAGCCCGCCGTTACACCCTGCCGCTCCCCGTCATCCCCTCGCACCTGGTGCAGCTCTGCGTCGACATCGCGCTCTATCGGCTGGCGCTCTCGGCCGATGTGGCGAGCGACGAGCACCGCCGGCGCTACGAGGACGCGCTCGCCGTGCTCTCGAAGATCGCCGATGGCCGGGCGGCGCTGGTGCTGCCGGCCCCGCCCACTGGTGGCGAAGGCGAGGCCGAAGTCACCGGCGCGCAGCCCATCGTGGCCGGCGGCCCGCCGCGGCTCTTCTCCCGCGAGCGGATGAGGGATCTCTGATGGTCGGCGTCGCAACCGAGCTCGATCTCGGCGGGCTGGCTCCCGCCCGCGATCTCCTGTCCCGGATCTCGGCCCTGGACCTCGCCCAGCTCGGCGAGGAGATCGGCGCGCTCCTGGAGAACTCCACCAAGCGCCGGATCCAGGAAGAGAAGACCGACCCCGAGGGCAATCGCTGGGTCGCCTGGTCCGCGGCCTATGACGCCACCCGCGACCACGGCCGGCACTCGCTCCTGATCAGCAACGGCAATCCGGGGCTCTTGGAGAGCATCCAGCACTTCTCCGATTCCGAGGCCGTCCGCATAGGCTCGAACCTGATCTACGCCGCGATCCACCAGTTCGGCGCGGATCCGGCGAAGGCGCGCGAGGGCAGCCTGCCCGGCGCAGAGGGAGCCGGCATCCCGGCCCGGCCCTATCTCGGCGTCTCCGAGGAAGACCGCCGCGACATCGAGCGGCTGGTGATCGGCCGGCTGGAGGATCTCTTGCCATGAGCGCAACCGAGACCCGCCCCGATCTGCTGGCTGCGCTTCCGGGCATCGTCGCCCAGGCGATCCGCGTGGTCCTGCCCGGGCTGCGCGAATGCCGCGGCATGGCCGGCCGGCTCGACGTGGCGGCGCTGAAGGCTCGCGGCATCGCCGCCCCCGCCGTGCTGGTGACCCGGCTCGGCTGCCAGCAGGACGCGATCTACGCCGGCCCGCATCCGACCTTCCGGCTGCGCATGGCCGCCTTCATCCTCTGCAAGGACGAGCTCGGCCTCGACCGCGATGCGGCCGCCGCCAATATCGCCCAGGTGTTGCTGAAGCTGCTGCCCGGCAACGACTGGGGCCTGCCGGATGATCTGATGGGCGCGGAGCGGATCTCGGAGGAGCCGCTGGTCTCGACGGCCTCCGACAAGCTGGCGCTGGCGCTGACGGCGGTGACCTGGGAGCAGATCGTCGCCGTCGCCCCCTTCCCTGCCCCCGAGCCCATCACGCTTCAGCTCTACGTCGGCGGCGAGGCGTTCGAGGTCGGGCAAGCCGCTGAGCCGCAAACCGGAGCCGCGCCATGAGCCTCGCCGCGGCCGAGGCCGACCGCCGGATCGGGGCGATGCTGAACGTCGGCACCATCGTGTCGATCGACAACGCCACGGGCCGCGCCCGGGTGCGGATCGGCGACCTTTTGACCCCGCCGCTGCAGGTCATGCAGATCCGCTCCGGCGCGATCCGGCTGCACTGGATGCCGAGCCCCGGCGAGCAGGTCACCGTCTCCGCCCCCTCGGGCGACATGGCCCGCGCCTTCGTCATGGGCTCGCTGCCCGTCGACGGCAACATGATCGCCCCCGACGCCGGCAGCCCGACCATGGACCTCGGCGGCGGGACGCTGCGGCTGATCGGCACTCTCTACGTCGAGGGCGACATCGAGGTGACCGGCGATGTCCGCGCCTCCGGCGTCAGCCTCGTCACCCACACCCATGGCGGCGTCATTCCCGGCGGCGGCGACACAGGAGGACCGAACGGATGAGCATGAAGACCTATCGCGCGAAGGCCGCCGGCTGGATCGCCGGCCGGCGCGTCGCGGCCGGAGAGGAGATCCGCCTGACCGCCTCCCAGGCGAAGTACGAGCCGGTGGAGCCCGTGGTCGCCGAGACGACAAAGCCCTCGCGCAAGGCGAAGGCTGCGCCCGCCCCGGAGCCCGATCCCGCATGACCGGCCTGTCTCGCACCGCCTTCCGTCCGCTGGATGCGGACGCGCATCTGGCGCAGTCGATCACCGACATCCTCTCGACCCCGACCGGCAGCCGCGTCCTGCGCCGCGCCTATGGCTCGGAGCTGCCCCGGCTGATCGACCGCCCGGTGAACGGCGCGACGCTGGTCGATGTCTATGCCGAGACCGCCGCCGCGCTTGATGCATGGGAGCCGCGCTTCCGCCTGCGCCGCGTCGAGGTCTCCGTCGCCGCCGCCGGCAGGCTCGGCCTCGTCCTGCATGGCGAGGTCGATCACCGGGCCGTCACCATTCCCGCCGAGGTCTCTCCATGACCGGCTATTCCGCCATCGACCTCTCCCGCCTGCCGGCCCCGGCGGTGATCGAGACGCTCGACACCGAGGCGACCATCGCGGCGATCAGGGCCAAGGTGCTGGAGCTGGCCCCCGAGCTCGGCCCGGCGCTGGCGCTGGAAAGCGAGCCGGCGGTGAAGCTGATCGAGGCGCTGGCCTTCTTCGGCGTCCTGCACCGGGCGCGGGTGAACGACGCCGCCCGGGCGGTGATGCTGGCCACGGCGACCGGCGCGGATCTCGACAACCTGGCGGCGCTGCTCGGGGTCTCGCGGCTCACGCTGGCGGCGGCCGATCCCGAGGCGATCCCGCCTGTGCCGGCGGTGATGGAAGCCGACGCCGATCTGCGCACCCGCACCCAGCTCGCGCTCGAGGGCTTCTCCACCGCCGGCCCGCGCGGCGCTTACCTGTTCCATGCGCTCTCGGCTTCGGGCGAGGTGCTCGACGCCTCGGTGACCAGCCCCGCCCCGGGCAAGGTGCTGGTCACCGTGCTGTCGCGCACCGGCTCGGGCGGCGCATCCCCCGCCTTGATCGCCACGGTCGCCGCGGCGCTGAACGACGAGGACGTGCGCCCGCTCTGCGACGAGGTCATCGTCCAGGGCGCGACCATCCTGCCCTATTCCGTCACCGCCAGCCTGCGCTGCTTCTCCGGTCCCGACACCTCGGCCGTCCTGGCGGCGGCGGAGACCGCCGTCCGCAATTACGTGGCCGACAGCCGCCGGCTCGGTCGCGCTCTCCGCCGCTCCGGGCTCTTCGCCGCGCTGCACCAGCCCGGCGTCGAGCAGGTCACCCTGACCGAGCCCGCCGCCGACATCGAACCGACCACCGGCGAAGCGACCTGGTGCGCGGCCATCAGCCTCTCGCAAGCGCCATGACCTCGATCCTGCCGCCCAACGCCACGACGGCCGAGCGCGCCTTCGAGGCGGCGCTCGCCGCGCTCTGCGATCTGCCCGTGCCGGTGGGCAAGCTCTGGTCGCCCGAGACCTGCCCGGCGGCGCTGCTCCCGTGGCTCGCCTGGGCGCTGTCGGTCGATGACTGGGATCCGGCCTGGTCGGAGAGCCGACGGCGCGAGGTGATCGCGGCCTCGGTCGATCTCCACCGCCACAAGGGCACGGTCGGCGCAATCCGCCGGGCGCTGCGGCTCGCGGGCTATGGCGATGCGGCAGTCACCGAGGCCTGGCAGCTGCCGCGGCTCGGGGCCGCCCCGCCCTTGGGGCGCAGCTGGCAGCTCGGCTGGAGCGGGATCAGCTGGGCCGACTACGACATCGGCATCACCCGGCCCATCGCGCGCCGCGATGCGGATGCGCTCCGCGACAGGCTGGCGGCGGTGGCCCCGGTGCGCTGCCGGCTCAGGCGCATCACGCTCGCCGGCGGCGTCCGGCATGTCCTGGGCCGCGGGGTCTGGGATCTCGGCAATCAGATCCCGCTCGGCGGCGTCTATCACTATGAGGTGCAATGATGGTCAATCTCGCGAGTATCCAGCCGCTCCCCGAGACGGAGGAATGGAAGAGCGTGCCGCGGCTCGAGGACGGCATGTGGCCGACCGGCGGCGTGGTCGATCCCGAGGCCGACAGCGGGCTGATGAACTGGCAGGCCCAGATCCTCGCCGGGCGCACCAGGTTCCTGCGCACCAGGGTGGACGCGCTGATCGCCGCGGTGGTCGCGGCCTCCACCACGGTGGCCGGCATCGTGCGGTTGAACAACACGCTGACGAGCTCGGCTGTCGACGAGGCGCTGACCGCAGCCCAGGGCAAGGCGCTGCAGACGACGAAGGCCCCGCTGGCGAGCCCGGCCTTCACCGGAACGCCGACCGCGCCGACCGCCGCCGTGGCGACCAACACCACCCAGATCGCCACCACCGCCTTCGTCCAGGCCAAGGTCGCGGCGCTGGTGAACGCCTCGCCGGCCGCCCTCGACACGCTCTACGAGCTCGCTGCGGCGCTCGGCAATGACCCGAACTTCGCGACCACCGTCACCAACGCCATCGCGCAGAAGGCCCCCCTGGCGAGCCCCGGCTTCACCGGCGCGCCGACGGCGCCGACCCCGGCGGCGGGCGAGAACAGCCCGCAGATCGCCACCACCGAATGGGTGCGGCAGAACGTGCTGCCCGCCGGCTGCGTCGCCGCCTTCGCCATGACGGCCGCGCCGCCGGGCTGGCTGCGCTGCAACGGGGCGGCGGTCTCGCGCGACGCCTACGCCGGGCTCTTCGCCGCCATCGGCACGAGCTTCGGGCCGGGCGACGGCGCGACCACCTTCAACCTGCCGGAGGCGCGGGGCGAGTTCATCCGCGGGCTCGACGACGGCCGCGGCGTCGACGCGGGCCGGGTGCTGGGATCGACCCAGGGAGCCGAGAGCAACCGGCTGCTGCAGGTGCAATCGGCGCGCAACCCGCCCGGCGAGCAGGGCAACGTCACCATCGACATTCCCGCCACCGATGTCTTCTCGCCCTGGGTCGCCTCGGGCCGGTCGATGGACGGCGACGACGTGAACATGCGCTTCCGCTCCAGCGGGGCCGAAGCCCGGCCGCGCAACCTGGCGCTGCTCTATTGCATCAAGTTTTAATCAAAGAGGCCGGCGCTTTGACAGCAACTCCTTTGCCAAGATCGCCGCCCTGAGCGATAGTGAGCGTGGCAGGAACTTGGCTGCCCACCCCGGAACCAGAACCAACACCTAAACGACCACGATTGCCATCAAGACCATTACGACCACGACCAGACTCCCCATCCCGACCGGATCGCCCCCGCCCCTCGAACAGGGTCGAGGGCGATCCTCCCCCCTGCATCTGCGATGGTCCGCCCAGCACCCCCTGGGAGACTTCCGCCTATGCCCGAACAGTTCCTGCACGGGATCGAGACCGTCGAGATCGATGACGGTCTGCGCCCGATCCAGACCGTCAAATCCTCGATCATCGGCTTCATCGGCACGGCTCCCGAGGCTGACGCGGCGACCTTCCCGCTCGATACGCCGGTGCTGGTCACCGGCCCGCGGATGGCGGCAGGCCTGGGCGCAGCGGGGACGCTGAAGGACGCCTTCACCGCCGCCTACGCCCAGGGCGTCAGCGTCGCCATCGTGGTGCGCGTGGCCGAGGGCGCGGACGCGGCCGAGACGTTGAGCGCCGTCGCGGGCGATCCGACGACCGGCTCCGGCGTCTGGGCGCTGATCAACGCCGGCAACCTCACCGGCCAGACCCCGCGCATCCTCGCCGCCCCGGGCTTCACCGCCACCCCCGCCGCCTCGCCCGCCGCCCCGGTGACCCAGGCGCTCGTCTCGGTCGCGTCGCGTCTCCGCGCCGTGGTCATCGCCGACGGCCCGAACACCACCGAGGCCGACGCGCTGACCGACCGCGGCAAATACGGCTCCGACCGGCTCTTCATCGTCGATCCCGCGGTGCGCGTCTGGGACACCGTCACCTCGGCCTATGTCACGCGGCCTGCCTCTGCTTACGTCGCCGGCGCGCTTTCCGCCCAAGACGCGAGCCGCGGCTTCTGGTGGTCGCCCTCGAACCGCATCCTCGAAGGCGTCGCCGCCACCGCCCGGCCGATCTCCTGGGCGATCTCGGATCCCGACACCGAGGCCAACCGGCTGAACGGGGGCGAGGTCGCCACCATCATCCGCGCCGACGGCTTCCGGCTCTGGGGCAACCGCTCCGCCGCCACCGATCCGCTCTGGGCCTTCCTGCCGGTGCGCCGCACCGCCGACATGATCTACGAGAGCATCGAAGGCGCGCTCCTCTGGGCCATGGACCGGCCCTTCTCGGCCCAGCTCCTGCGCGACATCCGCGACAGCGTCGCCGCCTATCTCGCCACGCTGAAGGCCCGCGGCGCGATCCTCGGCGGCAATGTCTGGATCGACCCGGAGCTGAACACCGAGGCCACGCTGAAGGCCGGGAAGCTCTATCTCGACTTCGACATCGAGCCGCCCGCGCCCTTGGAGCACCTGACGCTGCAGGCCCGGCGCAACGGCGATTATTACGAAGAGCTGGTGACCGCCGTCACCGGCGCTCAGTGAGGAGCATCACATGGCGCTGCCGCGGGTCATCAAGAACTTCAACGCCTTCGTCGACGGGATCAGCTACTTCGGCCTCGCCACCGAGGCCAAGCTGCCGGCGGTGAAGCTGCAGACCGAGGCGCATCGCGGCGCGGGCATGGACGGCCCGGTCGGCATCGATGTCGGCATGGAGGGCCTTTCCGCCGAGATCAGCTTCGCCGAATGGTCGCCGGCGCTCCTGAAGAAGCTCGGCCGCCAGGAGCGCTTC